ACGCTCTCAACTGTGTTCTTGACTTTAGATAATCGTAATCTATTTTCAAATAAGTGTTCCATCTAAACTGCGGATTGCTTGCACGGTTCAGTAAATTATAAAACAACCTTTGGCGTAGGTCTATGGGAAGGTAATGTAGGTTCAATCCCATAAATCCCTCTTTGTTTAGTTCTAGCAATATTACTAGAGGGAACCTATCAAAGTAGGGCAACTTTTGCCTTCCGACTGGATTATATCTAAACAGATACATCCTGCCCTTAAATTGGTTTGGCGCCATCCTTATCGGGGGATTGCGCATTATACTCTGACGATCAACTTGCTCTTTATTTATTTCCCGTATGCGGTCAAAGAACCACTCTTGAGAAAGTTTGGTATTAGATTCTATACCCTCTTGCTCGAGCAGATCTTTGTATTTTTCAAACATGTTCTCGTCCATACGTTGTATTTATACTAAATACTTACATGAAAATACATCATAAAATTTGGGAATGGATCAAGTCGCTCTTTATAGACCGATACGAGATCACTATCTATTTTCCTGGTCCCATTGAGGAACGTCAGGACGGTTCTAAGTTATTCAGCGCGAACCCTAAAACCTTTAAATGTAAAAGGAAACCAATTGTCAGCAAAGACAAATGTGTGTTCCGTTTTACTACACTAGAAAAAAAGGTGTACAAAGTCGAGACAGTAGAACCTGTCGGATTTGACATTGTAAAGGTAAAATAAAAAAGGGCACCGAAGTGCCCTGTCTTCCCAATCAGTCAGCGTTTGCCAATTTCTGGAAGTAAGAGAATGCGTCCTCGTCACCGTCATCACTTGCTTCTTCAGCAGTGGCAGCGGCACTCACCTTAACCTCCGGAGCAGAAGCAGTGGCGATAGGTGCTGGTTCAGCAACCGTGTCTACTGCTACTTGCTGTTGAGGAGTATGAGCAGATTCGCCCAACACTTCCATCAACTTTGCCTGAAGTTGATCAAACGACTTATAGTTCGCGGGATCGACAAAGGTAGAGATGTCATGCAACGAGTTAACTGCTGCTTGCAGTTGAACCTCGTCACCGTCGAACAATGGTGAAGGTGCTTTAAACTCGGAACGATCATAATTACGATACCCTTCAACGTTGCGAATCTTCAGTTGGAAGTCAGCACCGTTCCACAGGTCAAACGGATCGACGGGAGTCTCTCCAGGAAACTGTGGTTGCATCAAGTCTTGGATCTTGTCAAAGATCTTTTTACCGAACTGATACATGAAGACCTTGCCTTCGTTTTCAGGCGCAGAAGGATCCGACACGACTAGGATGTTAGTCACATAGTGAAGTCGGCGTTTCTGTTTGCGTACCTGTTCACGATCTTCCTCATTGCCAGAGTTCCACAACTTGGAGTTGTACTCACCAAGAGGATCCTGCTGACCGAGTGAGGTCAGAGACTTCTCGATGTACCACTTACCAGTTGGTCCCTTGAACCCATGGTCCCAGTAGCGAACCCATGGTACTTCACTTTCGGAAGGAAGGAATCGAATGACTGCGTAACCATTGCCTGCCTTATCGACAGTTGGTTTCCACATATTGGTATCTTCGGAACGTTCGGTAGAACCACCAGTTGCTTCTTGAGCAGCAGCAACCAGTTTATTGATGTCGTATCGACGTGATTTTAATGCGTTTAAGTCCATGTGTATTTCTCCGTATGTCTGAAATGTACAGTGTATTCAAAGTATGTTGAGCAGTATAACGCTCAACCATATTTATATAATACTTGATTTTGAGCAATATGTCAAGCATTTTTTTCATGATGAGGAAGTTTACTCCCGCCCCAAGCAATCATTATAACTCTCCTGCCTTTAAACACAGGAGTTGCTTCATGCCAAAAATGAGCAGGAAATATTATAGTCTCAAATGGTTCGAGATTAACGTCAATAGATTTGTCGGTATTAGGCAACCACACTCTTAGCAACCCACCTTCCAAGTCATCTGATTTATCAACCATAGTGACGGAGGTGTAAATTCTGTCGTGATCCACTCCACCTTCTTTATCGTCTTGATGCTTCAGAAAAGTCTGTGCTGGAGGCAAGTAACGAACAAACTCTAGTTGGTCATACCAAAGATTTGGTATCACTTCAGGATACCATTCTTCAGTTGCTTCTTTTAGTGTGTGAGAAACGTCAAAAAACTCGCGATACGTGAAGGGAACATTGTAACAACTTCGTATGTCACTAGTATTTATGCCCTTATCGCCGCCATAAGTACTCGCCTGACGCATGTCCGGTTCAAGTTCTTTTAGTTTTTCACTGATCTCTTTTTGTTGTACTTCATCAAAAATGAAGTCTCTGAAAAAAGGGTCACTCAAAGGGTAGTTGGGCATTTTTCTCTAAAAAATTTAACTGCATCGCTTCTGCCTCAATTTTAGATTTGAGGACTACATTAATATATTTCCTTGAATCTTCAACTTCTATGCCGTGCTTTTCGCAAGCATAGATCACTGAATCTATATAGGACATTCTTTTTTCTTGTACTATTTGCTCGACCAGTTTACCGAACTTGCTTTTGGTCATAAATTCTAGTTCTTCTAAAACTTGTTCATGACTCATCAGAAGTATCCTCTTCTATTTGTTCTTTCGCTTCGATGACTTTAGCATTCTCTTGCAACGATTGCATGATACCACTGACTTCGTTGTAAGGTTTATTGCTAATATACTCAATCACCTTATTAAAAAGTTGCAGCGGTACTGCAACATACTGATCGCTATTTTCCACGTAATGCCTCCTTCATATCTTCATGCATTATACGCACACTCCCGAAACTTTTTTTATTTGGGAAATGCTTGCTCCGATATTCTATCTTCTCTTCAGACATTGTATCTGGTCTTGGTACATGTTCTGCTTTTAATCCAGTAAAATTGACAGTGCTGTACTCTACATTAGCACTTATACACCAAGGGTAGTATTCTTCCAACCAAGGGTGGGATTTTTTATTGACGAACAGGTCGTTACGCCATAATCTTTTCTTACCGTTCTCCACTTCATCAACTAGTATCTCGGCACCATCAGGTTTAATGGCATATCCATGATGACCAAAAAATATATTATCCCTTAAAGGATGAAGTCCTTCTTTTGGTTCTATAAAATTACAACAGTCTTCGCGGAAAAAACTTGGTGACCCCAAATTCACACATTTATCGAAATTTAAAACTTCTTCTGGTATGTTGCTTTCAAAGTGTGCGTCATGTTCGAGTATTAAAATTGGTTCATTTAACTCTAAACATTTTTTCCATAGCAAATAATGAGAAGTAAAGCATCCACCAATTGGTGCTATAGTTTTTTTGGCAAGATTCCATGCCAAAGTCTTAGGACCTTCGGGAATATGATTTTTCCAATCACTACCCAATACTCCCCAGAAAGTTTCTATTTCTGGTTTATACCCAACTTTTCTGGCAGACTCTCTACACCTTTCTGCCATCTGTTTGGAAAACTCTACTTCTTTTAGAGTTATGATGAATGTTCGCATAGCAAGTTAATCCTTGATGAATTTTCTAACATTACCTTCTTTGACAGTAGGGAAGTGTTTATCTAAAAACTCCCACTGCCATATCTCCAGATCCGGAGGCGATTCAGCCTCAAAGTTGGCAATCCTATTCCCTCCCTTATTGACGGTTGTTATATTGTTTAGTCTGGTTGATATAGGATAAGGATAATACTCCTGCAACCAAGGATAATATTTGGCGTGTATGAACGTATCGTTCCGCACCACCATCCTTTTACCAGACTTAACATCATCGCAAAATATTTTTGCTGCCTCGGGTTTCATAGCATACCCATGATGGCCAAAAAATATTTCATCTCGCAATGGTTGAATGCCATTTTTAGGTTCGATAAAATTGCAAGCACTATATCTCCTGAAAGATGGTGCGCCAAAATTTATACACATGTCGAAATCTAAATCGTCTGGAATGTTTGAATCAAATTTAGCATCATGCTCCAGAATTAAAATCGGTTCATTTATCTCAATACATTTTTCCCACAAAAGATAATGAGAAGTAAAACAACCAGCAATCGGGGCAGTGCTATTGTCGCCCTTGCGATAAAGAAAAGTATTTGCAGTTTTGGGTAAATGCTTTCTCCACTCGCGCCCGTACACTCCCCAAAAGGTTTCGATGTCAGGTTTATATCCAACTTCTCTGGCGGTTTCTCTACACTCTTCCGCCATCTTTTGAGAAAACTCTACTTGTTTTAGAGTTATGATGAATGTTCGCATGCCATCTCTTTGGTCCACACCGCTCGTATGTCAGGATAGTATGTGCCAACATCGCGTTTGATGTTGCCGTCCTTATCTTTCGCCGGAGCAATGCAAACATACTCCATCGTGTTTTGCCTTGCTGCACCATATTTATGATCGCACCAAACACCGTCTCTAATCCAGATGCCAAGGTTCTTTACATATGCTTCAGCGATTTGATATTCTTGCCTCTGCTTAGAATCCTTTGCGTCTTTTTGATGGCGAATACTTTTTAACTTTTCACGCCACTCTTTAAGTATCGCTTTGCTGTTAACATACGACAAGGGGTGGTCTGGATCAAACGCCAGTACACGAGGGTGCGCGTTTGGTTCTTTACCCACGTTCCTCTTCGCACGCGCGAGCGCGAGACGCTCTGCTGCTGCGATCTTCTGCTCAGGAGTCATCGGTTTACGCTTCCGCTTCACCTTGGTGGGTTTGCGTTCCTCAACACCCATCTGTTCAAGCATTGACTTTTTCTTTGCTTCCATAGTCTTTGCTCGTTTTTGAGCAGGTGTTAACAAGTGATCAAGATCGCTTGGCATCGTCAACTCTCCCGTTGTATTCAGTTAGGTTTCGCCAGTCAAACTCTATCCAGCGTTCGGCGTCAACATCCCAAACCTGATAAAAATTTTTGTCATCAGAAGGATCTGGTTTGTATGCTTCCGGATCAAACTTGACGAGACTAACATTGACTTCTTGTTCTTCTTTATTCTCGTCAAGATATTTCAAGTTTACCACACCATTGTAGAGGTGTCTCCCAAATACATTGAGAGGCGGTCTAGAATATGCAAAAGGTTTAAGTGGTTTTCTCATTTGTAGAATATGTGATTGTCAATCACGCTCGTCTTGTTCAATGAATCTGCCCAATATGGATGCACATAATCTGCATGATACCAAAGTGCACCTTCAGTAAAATCAGTCCAGTATGGTGATGCTTGCGCCTCAAGTATCGTTTGCGCCAAACGAAGCGATTCTTCCCAAGTAGCACTATCGACTGGCACATCAGGTTTACCATCACAGTACCAACTAAACTGGCACTTGTTGCGTAACGGCACTTCACGACCGTTCGCAAGATGCCACTTGCTTAACTTCGCCTGATATATGACATCGCAAACTGAGTCAGGGAAGTTGTCGTTTAACACGCGATTGAATACCACCTGCGAAACAGCAATCTTGCCTGCGATTGACTGATTACCTGCTTCAAAATACATATTTTGCGCAAGGCAGAATCGTGCACCGTCACGATCAGAACCGAGAGTCGGAGGTGACCAGACGGCAAGTATAACGATGACAAATATAAACAACACTGAGAGCAATCTTGGGGTGGGGTCTTCCATCTTACCACTCCTTGAAGTTTTGGATCTTTTCATTTTCCTCATAACCTAGGAAATACTCGCGTATTTCTGCTTCGGTCATATCTGCCTCAAGCACTTCGGGACTGTTGTAAGTGTCGCCTTTGAAGTAGTGAGGGCGAGGACCACGCTGATAATATGAATCAGCGGAACCACGATCGTACGGACTACCGTGTCTCTTGTTCATTA